GTGTCCGTCGCTAAGAACGAACTTTCCGTCTTTATGGTATAAATCTTTTTTTAATTTCATATCTTTCTTTCCGTCTTGCTTCCCACCCAAATTACTTGCGTAGCTCGAGTGGGAAAACAAAACCAATGTTATCTATTAAAAGTTAGTAATAGAACAATAAGCTTGCGGACGATAGATTGCGAAACCTAACCTCATAGAAGCTTTCATCATTACTTTATCTTTTGTAAAGAAGTCGTCGTGTGAATCGGACATAGCAACTTCCATACCAGCTCTTGAGATGATATGGGAAGCAAGTCCACCACCGAACACACCTACTAATGCAGTTCCAGCAGAAATTGCAGTTGTAGGGACAACTCTAACACCCCACATACTTGATGTAGGAGCGCCATTAAACATACCAGCACCAACGAACAATGGATTCAAAGAACCACTTGTTGTTACCGCATTGACCTCAGTTACGACGTCGTTCCAATCGCTTGGGTGCATTAAGATTGCGTCTGGTTCTAAGAAAGCGTCCTTACGTATTTCAGTAATAGCTTGATACACTTGACCGATTCTCTTTAAGTTTCCAGAGTAGGAACTGTAATCGAAAGTGTTTATACCAGATTTATTCAATATACCTCTTGTGATTGGAGCCACACCTGAACCGCCAATAAGAACGTCGTCAAGTCTTAATTGCAACATAGACCTTAATCTTGAATCAAGATAGCCGTTAACAGTTGCAACGTCTGCAAGCAATTCCTCAGTTACAGGAATTGATACACCAAACTTGTTGATGTTTTCAGTTCTTTCGGTCATAGCTAGAGCAGATTCGCCAAAGGCGGACGCTTCAGCTACTTCGGTAGCGTTGTTAGTAAAGGTAGTTTCCTCTAAATACTTATATTGAAATTGGTCAGTAGGTATTACTGAGAACAAATCAATAACGGCATTAGGATTTCTTAAAGCAGTAGGAATAATTAAATCACTTCTTACAACCTTTGGAGGATAGGCAGAACCCTCGTCAACAAGTGTCTTACTTTCCAAGAGTGGATTGTATTTCACTTGTGATGTAATGTTCAATTGTCCATTTTCCATATAAGATTTATAAGCGTTTGAATCAACGATTTCCTCGCCTAAAGATTTTGGTTGTTCTTGTTTTGCAGTTTTTTCCTCGTGAATAGGAAGTGGATTAACAACGTTACCAGCTTCTAATTCTTTTTCATTTTCTTTACGTTGATTTTCAAACGCTTGAATCTCGCGTACAGAATCAGCGAGAGCTTTTACGTCCTCGTTCATTTGTGCCCAAGTTTCTTTGTCCTCAGCAGTAAAGTCAGAAAAGTCTTTTTCGCTAGCAAACTTTTGTAATGCGCCTCTTAATTCTTGAAGCTCTGCATTTTTCTTTTCCAAGTTAGCCATAACTTATCCTTTATAAATCGAGAGTGTCGGCAAGAAGTTGTGTAGTATCTCTAAACAACTCATTTGCGTCTAACTCATTTTCCAATACTTCATTATCAGCTCCAATACTTAAAAGCGTATCAATGTCTTGGTGCATATCTTGTAATGCGTCCTTAAGACTTTCAAGCGCTTCCGTACTTTCACTTGATAATGTTTTTTCTTTACCCAAGCGTAAGGCAGTAAGCTCCTTAGCCCTTTTCAACAATGCGGTCATTTTGATAAGCAAATTGTCCACTTCGTCGGTAAACCTTTGTCCTACATTTTCAGTAATTGTTTTATTTTCATTATCCAGAGTTTCAACCCCAGCTTCATTTTGTTCCAAAACTTCATTATCATTTTCCTCCAAGTTCTTTAACATAACAGTTCCAGTATTTTGATTAGCACCAACCATTACAGGCGACACTTCCCAAACCTTTAAATCTTTTAAGTAGCGTACTTCTTTTTCCTCGCCACCGTCTTTTTGAAACATACCAACTTCACTATCAAGAACTTCAAAACCAAAAGACCATTGTTGCAAATCGCTCATAGCTTTAACAGTTTCGTAAGCTTCTTTACCAGCGTTTGTATTTAAATTAAAAGAACCTTTAAATACGGCTTTATCGTCGTCTTGAATTATCTTGCCTTTACCAATTATATTTTTCCAGTCGTGTCCCCAGACCATAGCAACACCTTTATCGCCATAACCACTACGTATTGATTTAGGTAGGACTACGTCCCCGTCGCTATCAACTTCATTGAAAACAGAAAAAACGGCTTCAACCGTTCCAGCTTCCTCGTCAAAACTTAAAATATCTTTTGCTCTATATTCTTTCTTATCTATCAATTTCAAACCCTCTTTTCGTGATAGTTTAAAAAGCAACGACAATTAACCGTTAGCTCAGGCGGAGCGCCTAACGAACTATCGCTAGGATAGTCTAAGAGGTACCCACCATACTTAAATTGTTGTTCCTCTGGTACTTCCGTACCGTCCAAAGTTACGTGTGCGTCCCGAACTTTACCGTCCCTTTGGGAAATCCATTCTTTAGTATATACAATTTGAGTGGACTTTGCACCAACTAAGCGCCCGTAGTTAGCAAGCTTGTTAGCTTCAGTTCTAGCAATAGTTAAAGCACGTGTCAAGTTTTTCTGACTAAGTATTTTCTTAACAGACTTAGCGACGTGGTTTTGCAAAGAACGACCACTTAACCCCATTTCTAAAGCTTCCTCTAAAGACTTACGGAAAGAAGCGTCGAATCTTTTCTTAGAAGTATTAGAAAGTTCAGGCAACAAGTCGTCAATTAAATCAGCAACATATTCACGGACAATAGGGTCTTGTCGTAAGTTTGTTAAAGGAAGTTCTTGTATTGAAACTAGACGATAGAAAAAACCTTGCTCAATTATTTCTTTCTTACTTTCTTTTTGATAAATAGGAATTACATAAGGCGCAGACTTACGAACTGGTAAAAGTAAATCTACTTGATAGAAAGCAAAGTCATTAGCCAAAGAAATAAAATAATCATAAACTTCACTAGACCAGCTTTTAGTATTTTCCCCAATAGCAAATTCAACAAGACCATTTACGCCAATAGTTTCCACGCCATACTCGTTCATTACAGAAAGTATTTTCCTATCTTGCTTTTGTAGTAAGTCAAAGAACAAATTAGTAATTACTTTTTCCCATTGAGTAAGAAGCTTGTCGTGTTCTTTCCATAATATATCTTTTGTTTTTTCCCCACGAAAACGATTCAACCTAAAGTCCCAAGTTTCCTCACGAAGTTTATTCCTACGTTTAATTAATTCAAAAGCGCTACTTGCTTTTTCGTCGCGTTTGTTCATAGCCCTAACAAGTTTTTGCGACCAGCTTTTACCAGCTTCGCCACCCCAGAGCGCCCAAGCTATTCTGCCGTTGCTTGGATAACCTTTTTCGCCTTGCCTCCAACCCTCAGCACGTTTATCAACTTCGTGTCTTGGAAAGTATTTAGCTATGTGTCTTACTTTTTCAGCACCAGCCACAGTATTATTTAAAAGATACCTAGCAGAATTACGACCAACATCAGTTCCGCCTCTACCATATTCTTTAACCCACTCAAGCCCGCGCTTAGCTTCCTCTTTGGCTCCAGCTGGTATTTTAAAGTTAAGGTCGTCATAAAGCCCTTTTGTTTTTTTACCACGACTAGACAACGGGTGTCCAGCAGGAAGTAAATCTAAATCAAACTTACCGCCACGAAATTTACCAGTACGAACGGCATAAAGGAAAGCGTTGACACGGGCGTACGCCCACCTGTCCTCGCCACCAGAAGCACGTACAGACGGTCTAACAGATTGAGGATTAGTTCGATAAGCACCAACGCCACGACGAAAGACCGCACCAAGCATACCGAGAGTTACACGCTTAGCGGGATTATCCCCATACTTCTCGTTATGTTCCTCGACCTTTTTCTTAAGAGCTTCCCTAACTCTCGCCGTCAGTTTTTTCGCTTCCAATTATTTCCTCATATTCGTCGTGAGAAGCACACGGCATATAATAAGAATTACCCTCAACGTCGTGAGTGTGAAAACCAACGCAACCAATTTGTTCGGCACGCTTAAGTGCTTCCTCTTTCGTACTAAATAAATCTTTATCGAGCGCCACTTTAGAACCGTCGCTATATCTACTTATTTGTTCAAGCCTAGCTTCAGCAAGTTCACGAGTAGGATAGCAACCCATATTCTTTCCAGATTCCTCAGCGATTACACAAAACTCGCCGTCTATTTCTCTAACAACTTTATATTCAAAAGCTTTAGCTTCGTCGTCCTCAGTTTCAACTTCAGGCTCTTGAGATTCAACAGTTGGCTCGGGCTTGCTGGGTTCAACCTCACTAACAGAAGCTTCGCCCAAGTCATTTGCGGGAACGATTATCTTATTAGCGTCCATTAAGTAAACAGATTGCTTATCGTCAGTAGGCAGACCAGCTTGCTCCCTAGCTTCAGCAACAGTAATCCAACCACCCTGAACACCGACATTGAGCCTATTAAATAAATCGTCTTGGTCAGTTTGTAAAGCGCGGACATTAGCAAAGTCATATTCGGCAAAGTTTTCAGTATCAATATCGTAATCTTTTAAAAGTATTTGTTGAGTAAGTTCCTCGCCAACTTGCTTCCACAAAGGTATCAATTTATTTTCAGTAAAGAACTCTCTAAGCTCTTTTGCATTTGAGTAAGTAGCTCTTTCTAAGCCAGCACCTAATCCTGCAAGAATTGCGGGGACACCAAGTACGGCGGAAATTCTTTCCTCAGGAACCCTACGCAAAGTTCCAATGTCAAGTTCAGTAGGACTAAAAGCCATTTTCTTTACGTCCATAGCACCAGACATAACCAACGGCATACCCTTATTACGTCCACCTACTTTTTGTTTATAAGCTTTAGCAATTTGTTCAGCTTCGTCTTGAGTTACACCGTAGTCGTCTTTAGGCGTGATAAGAACATTAGGTACGCCAGAATTTGCAAGTAGAGCGGTAGCCATTTGCCCAGCAGATTCGTCGCCGTAGATTTCACGAAGCACAGTACGAAGTGGAGCGAAACCCTTTTTATGATTTTGTTGGTCAAGACCAAGACGAATATGTACCATATCTTTGGGCATAATAATTACATTTGTTTCATTAGTTTCGTATTCGTAATGGGTAATAAGGGTATCGTCATTACCTTTAGGCACGACATTTTCAGGCATTAAAGGATAGAGTGCAACAAGTTGTCCAGCTTGGTTCTTTTGTTTGATTAAGTAAGCGTCGCCCGACACGTGCATAGCATTAATAATATATTGTTGGACAATGTCGCCAGACATAAACGGATTAGGACGGCGCATTAATTTAGTTAATGGGTGGTTTAAAAGTTCTTGTTCAAGACCGTCATTGTCAAATTGTTTTACTTTCAAAGTAGCTTCACTAAAAGAAAGACCTAATACTTGCAGACAAGATACTACGGCAGAGTTGGAAGCACCATTACCCATTTGGTCAACTTCCCAAGAACCAGCACGAGTTTGCCAGCCCTGAATAAACGAAACATTGTTATACATTGAATCATTATCATTAAAGAAGTTAAAACGTTTTCTCTCGTCTTGAACGGAAGCACGACCAAACAAAATGTCGCCTAACGTCCGTCTATTATTTTCAGCCATACATTATCCTCTCGGCTAAGGCGGGTAGCTGAACACACCCAAAGGAACCACCCGACCATAGCCAATTCCACGTGTTCATACTAATAAGCCCTATATTCTTTTTTTCTTGCTAATTGTAGCACACCATAGGCAAGACTATCCACTTGGTCGTCGTGTTCACCAGCAGGAAATTGCAGAAGCTCTTTTTCTAAATCCATAAGCCATTGAGCAGACTTATCAAAATAAATTTGCCCAGCTTCCAGCTTTGCGGACAATGGAAGCGCCCTAGAGTATTTATCTCTATCAGCCCTAAGCTCACGAATTGGTAATTGAGTTTGTTGCCTAGCCATTTGTATAAAGGCAAGTTGATAGCCAGCACGTTCGATACCAATTACCGACGGCTCCCAACGAGCGTAAACACTTTCTAACATTTTAAGAACTTGCGGAGCTTCCAGACGTTGCCTTACAACATCAAGCACAAAGATTTCATTAGAGGGACTTACGCCAAGCGTAGTAGCAACGGTATAGTCAGCAGATTCTTTTGTAGAGGTAGCTAAGTCAACAGTAGTAATAATATTTAAATCGTCAACGTCAACACTTTTACCGTCATAATCTATTTGTTTGTAATATTTTTCATAACCTTTTTCGTCAAAGCGTAGCTCTTGAGAGTAATTAAAATACTTAAACCAATTAACATTAAACAAGCCACCAGATTGCTCAACAAATTGAGCTTCATACTCTTGCGAGTAAAGAAAACTTCCTATTTCTTTCTTAGCTACTTCAAGTTCGTCAAGCGGTACATAAGGATTAGTTGTAGTAGGAAGTTGCCAGCGTTCCCAGTCAGTAAGAGTTTCAGCTTCGTCAAACAATTTAGAGAACCAATTAAAACCACGAGGCGTACTTATAAACAAAGCACCACCTCTACGCTCGGTAAGAGTGGGACGTAGAACTTCTTTCCATACGTCCTCTTTAATAAAAGCGCACTCGTCAAGAACAATGTAATCAAGACCAGCACCACGAAGCCTAGACGGATTATCAGCAGAACGAACAGTTACCTGACCACCTGTTGGGGTGTATAAAGTCTTTTCGTATTCCTTAACTTCACAACCATAGTCAACGCCAAGTGTACGGATTTCTTTCCAGCCCTCAAGCGCCATAGAATAAGTTGGAGCAACCCACCACGCTTTCTTACCCTGCATAGCTTTTGCAATACACAACCAGACACCGAGCCTAGTCTTACCCCAACGCCGACCAGCTACAAGAACTTTGAACCGAGATTTAGAAGTTGCAACGTTTAATTGCCCAGTATGTAGCTCGGGCATTTTAACCTTAAAACTTTTTACACCTTTAGTCGATATTGTCGATTCCATTACCACCTAATAAATCTTTCCAGAGTTCAAGAACGTCTATGGGAATAGGCAAGACAACGAAACCAGAAATATCAATCTCATTAATTTCAATTTCAGGGAACTCTCTATCAAACCCATTAGCTTGGATTATGTCAATAAATTTTTCATTTGTATCGTCAAAGCTTTCACTCGGTACGCTCATTAGGTTCCTCTGTTTTTTTTATATCGGACATTTCGGACACTTCGCCCTCAACAAACCGAGTATTGTCAGACCAGTATAGCTCTACGTCAAACTGATTACCAGAGCTGGCTACGTTAATAGAATCTTTACGACCAAATTTATCAGGGTACTTACGTTCTAGAATCCAAGCGGAAGCTTGCCAACTACCATTGTTAGCAGAGTTTTGTATATTGAAAAGATTACGGACAATAGCTTGCGATTCACTTTTAGCAATTTCCTCCCAGCGAGTAGCATAAGGCTCTACATCTTTTTCAGCCAGCTCACGCCAACGACGGAATTGTCTGGAGCTTATCCCAGCAAATACACAAGCGTCCTCAATGTAAGCACCAACAGACAGAGCTTGATTCAATCTTTGCCAGACAGAATCGTCCATAAATTTATATCGCAAGTTCATTTCAGGTTTACTCATACAACCACCTTACTAAGTCAACGTGAGTATGTCATTATTTTTACCCACCCAGCTCACTACAAAAAAACAAAGTTCAAGCCACTTTTTGCGCCTAAAAACGTCAAATTTCTTTGATTTTTTTAAATTTTTTTTTAGGGAAAATCAGCTCTAATTTGCTCCAAAAAACCCTGCGTTTCTAGGCTATTAGACATAAGCATACTACAAAACTTCAAATTAGCTAGATTTATTAGTTCTTTATGTTGATTTACCCCTAGAAGTTGCCAGAATTCTAGTACGTTAAAGAAAGGACAAAATTTGAGCCCAGCCCAGAAGCCCTCCCGCTTCTGATTCCTGACGAAATCCCTGCTCCCGACCGAGCTAGTCAAATTGCAAAGGGTAAAGTTGTAAATTAAACCAACGTGGGCGCACAACCCCTGTGGAAATTCCAGCCACCAGCTGAGAGCAAATAGACAGAACAAAAAACTGTAAAACCGAACACCTGACTTTATGTACGATTCAACACTGGTCATTACGACAGACACTTCGCACGATTATTCAATCACTCGCAGTACCCAAGACGGAAGCAGAAAGCTGACTACATAACTTCAAACTTAGTTAAGAAAAAAACTACAAAAACAATTTATACAACGTACCTGATTTTTGCTAGGGCGCTTCACACGGAGCGCCTTATGGAACAATCAGTTCCAACTAAAAACAAAACTATAAAAGAAAGAGAGGTGCTCAAATGAGCGCAACAAATAATACAGAAAAAAAATTCGGTAAAGTAATTACAAGAGAAAGTATTTCTTTTACTGATTGGGATAACTACGGACGTTGTTTCAGTAATTGGTTCCAGCCAAAAGGATTCGGTCAAGAAATTGACGATTACTACGGACTTGACGGGGACATTACGCTAAGCCAAATCGCAGACTTTATCAGCGACTTAAAAGATATGACTTGCGGACACGGTTGCAAATTACCGTTACTAAAAATTGGTCAAACAAGAACATTCGAAGTAGAGCGTGCAAGATTCTGGGATAATGAGGGCGGTACTGACGACTGCTTTATCTTAGGAAAAATCACAATCACAAGAACTTCAGACCAAAGTACAAACGCAGTTATCGAACACATTAACAAATATCGCTAGTAGCGTACTGCACTTGCCCAGCGCGAGTGCAGAACGGTGCATAGCACCAAAGTACAAACTATAAAAGAAAGAGGTAATCAAATGAGAAAGAAAACATTTGACCAAATAGTAAAAGCGTTAGTATTCGAAGCTAACAAAACAAATTCCAAAGTTGAATTCAAACAATTCAAGCCTGAGGAATTAAGAATAGAAACTGATGACACTTACGAATTAAAGTATGATGACATCAAAGCAACAATAGAATACAATTCTACTGACACGGACAAAGTTAGGGCTAACAGAAAGTCCATTGACTATCCCGTTAAAGATAGAATGGTATCTATTTTTGTTACAGACCATACGGACGGCGATTTTGTAATTAAAAGAGATTTCTTTGTTACAGAATACAAGAACGATAATGGCTCTTACAAATTGCATTTCTCTACTTATGTACGAGTTGAAACTCCTAAGGGAACAAAGCGAGTATTGAGCAGAGCAAATCAAGTTATCTATATTTATGAGGATAACAAAGACTGGACAGAAACTAGAACAATGTTCAACAGAACTTCCAAATCAATATTTAATATTGTAAACGGAAAGTCTTAAAGAGCTAGAGCGCTTCTTAACGGGAGCGCTTTATGGTCTTTATGACCACAAGTAAAAACTAAAAGAAAGATGAGGTACCAAAAATGGTAGCAAATATAGAAACAATGTTCTCAGCTAAGGAAACCCCTTGGCACAAATTGGGAACAATTACAGACGGCGTCTTAACAAGCGCCGACGCAATAGTAAAAGCTGGACTTGATTGGAACGTGGTATTGAAAGACTTGTATTACCAAAGTGATACAACTTTCGGCGCGGAACATCAAGCTCCAAGCCATTACGCAACCGTACGAGATAGCGACGAGAGTTGCTTGGGTGTTGTCGGTAATCGATATACACCAGTACAAAATAGCGAAGCGTTTAATTTTATGGACGCTTTAGTAGATAGCGGGGAAGCTAAATACGAAACCGCTGGAAGCATAGCTAACGGTAAGATTGTTTGGATTCTTATGAAACTAGATTCTCTAGAAAACAATTCATTTGAACCAGACGTATTCGAACCATACGTATTGCTTTCTAATTCTCACGACGGAAGTAGCGCGCTCAAAGTT